TACAGAAGGATTACTAACGGGATTAGGTATTGGATTATTTAAGTTAGCCCAAGATAATGACTACTTATATATGACTATATGGACTAAGGCCGCAGTACAGGGATTATATATTAAAAATCCTGATAATTCTATATACAGTAGACCACCACAAACTACTAGCTGTGATGGTAATCCTTTAATCCCACAGGAATAACAACACTAGAAAACCTTAATTAAACAAAAACTTAAACACATGAAAGTAGGAAAAATACAAGGTAAGAAAGTATTCTTTGGCTGGAAAGAGCTATGGAATAAAACCCCAAAGATATTACTAAGAATAGGCTATGCTTTACTGGGTGTAACTACTGCAGCTTCAGCAATGGCATTAGTTACGAATGATCCCCGGTTAAGTAAGTATACTGCTATAGTGGGATTAGTAGCATTATTCATTGTAAAGCTATTTGGTGAAGAAAACCCAAAATATCAAGAAGAACAAACAAATGAACAGTCAAGTAACTCTGAATCTTAAAGGCTGGTTAAAAGCCTTCATTTTAAAACCCAGTGGAGCCTGGTATACCGTATATAATGACCATAACCAAATAAACAATACCCCAGGAACTGAAGTTACAGCAAAAGTCCTCGGGGGTGAATCAGGATGGTCTTTGGATAGGATAGTTGCTTATAAGGCTGGGACACTTCTAGCAAGTACTTCCGTAATACAAGTATCTTATCCCGCTCCTAACAAAGTTAGATTACTAGCAAGGTTTGATGAAGCTTCTTTTAATGACACTTTGGATGAACTAGCTTTAGAGGCTGGGACCCATGGAAAATTTGCACAAGTAACAGGCCTATCAATAACAAAAGATGATACTTTGCAATTAGGGGTAGAATGGACACTTACAATTACAAAATTAGTATAAACACATGGCACAAGTAAGATATCATAATTATAAAGACTCTATAGAGTCATTTCCTTTTAACAGAGCAAGGGGAGGATTAATTGGACCTGGTAGATATGCAGGATTTGATACTATAACTAACAAAGTGGGCTTAAACTTTGATATTGCCCATACTAGTAGTGGTAGACAAATGCTAGAACTAGACAATATCACACAAGCTTTATTGGGTTTCTGGGTAACAACTAATGGGGCAGTAATATCAGAATCCGCTAACCTATCTTTTTCAATTGATACCAATGCAGGAAATGCATCAGTAAGATGGGATTTCTTAGTGGGTGAATTTGAATGGCTAGCTTCTATGGGAGGCCAAGCTGCTACTTATTTCATACTTAAAGGTCCCAACTCTGGGGGTTTACCCACATTATCAAACCCAGAAAAGCAGGTAATATTGGGTAGATTACTAATACCTGCAGGGGCTACAGATTTAACTGGTGTAACATATACCCCAGAAGCCTGTCCTTTCTTAGGTGATATGACTTATAACAAGTTATATGATATCCTTGATGGACGTTATGCTAGAAAACAAGTACCAAATAACTGGTCTGCTATCCAAAGCTTTGGAAAAACAGTAATATACGTAGTTGGCCCAGATAAATACATACCTGTACAAAGAAACTATAACAGCTATGAGGGAGCAAATGATGCCACTGTTAAAGAAATAGCTATTACCCAGGATGGTGCAGAAATATTCCTAATGAATAATTCTGCTAAGAAAATCACTATACTCTTCGAACAAACCCCAACACTTGGGGGATTAAAAATAAAACATGCTGCAGGGGCTACGGATTTACCAAGTCTAGTTATGTATCCGGGGGACTACCTTAGAGCTAAACAGGTTGGGTCAACTGCTCCACTAGATTATTATCAAGTACTTGAAACTAGTTGGGATTTTCGTAGTAAGATAGAATTACAAAGAAGATGGCAGAAAGCAGTATATACAACTGCTTCTTATTTTACATTTTGGAATAAATCTGGGTCAAATGCTCTATCACCCTCACTATTACGCTTCGAAGTAGACCATGTAATAACTGGGAATACCTGGAAATTTATGATCGATGGTTACTTTAATATTCCTTCTGGTTCTCCCGCTGGTATATTTGCTGTAAAGCTTGATATAGGAACCATTATACCCACTGCAACTTGGCAAGGTATAAGAGGATTAGGCACTGCTCAATATGATAATTTTCCACAGATGAGTAGTAATAATGTAGTAGGTAAACCAGTATTTGTTACATTAAGGAATAGCCCAGGTGTAGAAAGGACTCTTACATTTAGTACTATACAACAATCACCAGCTTGGGGAACTAATCCTGGATCAATGATTGAATTATCTTCTGGTTTTTGGGCATTTACTGATGAAGGCAGTGGGCTCCACCAACACCAGATATTCTTTCAAGGTGAAATACCATTATGTACCAATGTAACTGCAAATGATTTATTAATACCAACTACTTATTAAGAGAAATACTCAGCCGATAAAGATATTCCTCTCTTTATCTCCTTTCTAAGTTCCCCAACGTATTGTATGTAGGCCTGCCCCTTTGGAAATCCAAGGTAATCTGCTATGATATTGTTGGGGATACTTGCGTTTGGCTTACACCCCCTATCTTCCATATAATCCACTATCCATTGTGGACGTTGTAGTTCAACTTGTAAAACTGTATAAGCATCTTCACTGAGAATACTTTTCAAGTAATCCATCGCTTTTTCTAATAATGTGTCATTCTTTGTATCGTACTCTGGATTAGAAATAATCTCTGTCTCATCCGTTAATTCCGTAATATCTAGCTGAGTATGGTGGTTAGCAAACTCTTGTTTGTAGGCCATTGTCATAACCCTGTATTGATAGGTAGTTAAAGCATTAATGATGTATCCTTTTAAATTACCTATATTTGATGCATCATACTTTTCATGGAATTGACAAAATGCATGGATGAACTTAATATCAAACCATTGTATTATTTCTTGTTTATCGACCCCAAACCTTCGGTTGTCGATTTTAAAAGCTAGCTTATGTCTTAAAGCTGCTGTCTCTTTGTAAATCTTTTCAAAAACTGCTAGATCATAGTTGTCTGGCATCTGTTTTAATCTGTGTGATTCATCCATAGTACTTCTGTGTTGATTGATTAATATTAATTGTTAAATGAAAGTACAAATATATAACAAGGATATACTACACTGTATAAATCCTTGAATAAAAAGTTATTAACAGGGATAACTATTATAGTTTTTGGGAGGGAAACACTGAGATAGAGTATACTATCTATTTTTATGAAAGTATGAAAAAACATAAGCACAAAGAACTCTTCGATTTCGACATTGAGTTTCAAAGAGAAATATTACGTTATACAGCAACTGATAAATTTGGGTATAAAGCATTAGACAACTATACCCCCGATCATTTTAGTACAATTGAACTAAGTGTAATTGCACATGGTTTCAAAACTTACTATAAACAGAAAAAAACATTACCAAAATCACAGGTAGTATTTTTAGAACACCTTCGTAAGTTATACCATACAGCTGATTATAAGGATTTGTTGTCTGAGGACAAGAAAGAAATACAATCAATAGTAAAAGAACTTTATTCTAGCCCTGCAAAGGACGGTGAAGAAATACTCCAAGCTGTAGCAAAGTTTAATTCCTATATAAAACTAAAAAACACACTAGAAAGCCTTAATTTAAAGGACTTTGGACAATACGAAAACTTTTCTACCAAGGTTAGGGATGCAATAAACATTGCAGTCAAATACAAAAAGGATAGGCCTATATTCTTATTAGCAGAAGCAGGGGTACGTATAAAACAACGTAGTACTACACAAGATGTATACCCATTGCCTTTTTGGCAAATGAACAAACATATTAATGCTGGGGGTTATAATAAAGGCTCTCTAGTAGTATTCCTGGGCCCAGAAAAGTACTTTAAAACACTAACACTAATCAATTTCTCTAAGAATTACCTTAAGCGTAAGAAAAAGATATTATACATAGACTTAGAAAATGGACAGGAGGGAATTGCTTTAAGAGCAGAACAAACTTTAACGGGATATAGTAAAGAGGAAGTATTAAGCCAAGAACATAATGCCCAGTTATTAAAAACTATACGAAAATACAAACGCTTGGGGGGAGAGATAGTTATAAAGAGAATGGCAGCCTATACAACTACTACCAAAGATATCCAGAACCTTATTGATGACATTTATAGAGAACATGGTATCAGGTTTGATATATTAGTAGTAGATTATGTGGTTTTACTAGCATCATTATCAAACAAAACAAATGATACTGAAAGGATATCTGATGCATATATTGACCTAAAGAACCTTACTGAATCAAATAACTTTGAAATATGCTTAACTGGGCACCACATTACTAGGGAAGGTAAAAGTAGACTAGCAACTAGATATCATCCCAATGACACCGCTAAGTGTATAGATGTAAATCGCCATGTGGATGCAATATGGGGTATACAACAGAACGAGGAAGAAAGCCAAAACGGAGTTATTAGGTTAGAGATAATAACACAAAGAGATGGTGACCAATCGGGTAGAGCTTATTTCTGGATTAATCCTAAGATACAAAAATTGACAGAGTTTAACAAGTCACAATTAGATGAGATAAGGAAAGTAACCGAAAGGGATCAACCAACAGTAACTCCAGAGATAAAACGTAAACAAAAGAACAATGATATATAGCGAAGGAACAGCTAGAAAGATAACTCAGTATTTTAAGGATAAACTGGGTATGAGAGATTATAGGAATGGGTGGCTAAAGGGTAATTGCCCATATTGTAACAAGTATAAGCTGGGAGTACATATAGACAAAGGTATGGCTAATTGCTTTGTTTGTGGGGGTTTAGGTAATCCTATTACACTTATACAAAAACTTGAGAATATAGATACACGTAGTGAAGTATTACGGTATCTTGCTGTATTTGAAGGTTATGATTTTATGAAAGGCCCCGAAATAAAAGCTACAATCGAAAAACCCGTAAAATTACCAGATAGTTTCAGGTTACTAGCTTTTGGTAATGACCCAATTGCAAAACTTGCTAGAGCTTATATTAAACGTCGAGGATTACATCCAATAAATCTATCTCTTAAAGGCTATGGTTTTTGTACACATGGTAAGTATGCTGGGGCTATTATATTACCTTTCTATAAAGGTGGTAAACTTATATATTTCATAGCCCGACGTTTTATAAGTTTGGGTGATGATAAATTCATAAACCCAACAGAGGAAGAATTTGGTATAGGTAAATCTCATATCTTATATAACATTGATGCTTTAGCGGTTTATAAAAACGTACGAATAGTAGAAAGTGTATTTAATGCAGAAACTTGGGGAAACAATACAGTAGCAATATTAGGAAAGAAACCAAGTAGATGGCAAATAACCCAGTTAATCAAAGCCCCAGTAAAGAGGTATACCCTAGCACTAGACCCAGATGCTAAAGCAGAACAATTGCAATTAGCTAGAGAACTGAGTCTAATGGGTAAAACTATAAAAGTATTAAAACTCGCAGAAGGAGAAGATGTTAATTCATTGGGTAGAAAGAAAATACTAGCAATAGAGAAAAGCTATAACTTCATGGAACCCACACAATTTAATCACTACTATATAAATGAGAAATCCCAGTATACATATTGATGAGAAGCACTTAAGAGAAATCTTGGATGATTTATTAGACCTTGACGATAAAAAATTAACTACTCTAGTAAAATCTATAGTTACTGAAGCAAGGAAATATACTTGTAATACAAGAAATTTACTAGTAAGTACACAGAAACAAGCTAGAAGGGTAGAAAAAATAACCAATAACCCAAAAGAACACACCCTATTGTTTGTAAAAGCACTTCACTTAGAAAGGAAATCTAGGAAACACCGGGGGATAACTATAACAAAACCTGGTAGCAGAGAATGGCTAATGGCTAAAGATGTATCATTACTAGCAGATGATTTTTGTAATGAATATAACTTAACATTAAAAGAAGGATACAAAAGATTCTGTAACCTGTTATTAACATTGATGCCAAGAAACTTTTCTTTAAACCGAGTACAGGCAATAACACCAAAGATATATGAATTATATGATGCTGAACAAACCATACTATCAGATGTAACTCCAGATAGCACTAGAAAAATGTATGCACATTATCAAAAACTTTGTATAGCTCAAAGTGGGGTAGTAGAACACCTAGATACTATCCCAATGAGGTATAAGTATTTTGTACTAGCAAAACAAAAAGCCGTAAGTATGGGAGTAGATATCATTGATTATATAGATGCCCAGTTTACTGGCCTAGAATGGGCTAATGCTATCCCCACTCCCGAACAACTTATAGGTGATAAATCAATAACCCGAGTAAAGAATTACCTAAAAAAGATTGGAAAAGTGGCAGTGATTGCTACTGAGAATAAACCTATCGATTGGAAAACTATAAAAAGATTAAGAGATGATAGCTAAGATACAATTAGTAAACAATAATCTGGGTAAGGTATTAACTGACTTAGAGACACTTGACAAACTACGTAAACATTTTAGAATAAAGGCACTTGGGTACTTCTATAGCTCAGCATGGAGAAGTCACCAGTGGGATGGTTATATACATTATGTAAGAGAAAATGGTAATTTTGAGATAGGCATGGCTCCATTAGTATATTCAATTTTAAATGAATGGGGTTATGAGATATCTGTTGAAGATTACCGTCAACCCATATTTCCCGGAAAAATTCCTACTAAGATTGGTAATATGGTACCAAGAGATTACCAAATAGAGGGTATTCAGAATATTATCAATAATTGTGTTGGGGATGTACCATTTAACAGAGGATTAGTATATCAGGCTACTAATGCTGGTAAAAATCTACTAGCAGCAATGTTATATAAAACCTATAATAAACCATCTACTATATTCATAGTTAACCGATTACATATATACCAACAAGCTATAGAGGAACTTGGTCAATTATTCCCTAAGGATATAGGCTTTATTGGACCAAAGGGTAAAGGTAACCCAACAGGTATAAAATGGAATAACTTAATGGTTTGTATGATACAAAGTTTATCCAGAGTAAACAATGAGCAATTAAGGCAATTCCAAATGGGTATAGTGGATGAGTGTCATTATGCTTCAACTTTTAAATGGGTAGTAAATAAATTAAATAATGCTTATATAAAACTTGGAATGTCTGGTACACTGGGAAAACATAAGGATAAATCTAAAGACATGAAAATCATATCCTACTTTGGCCCCATTGTACATTCAATAAGCAATAAAGAGTTAATAGATAAAGGCTTTAGTTCTAAACCCATTATCACAATGGTAAAAGGGGGTGACTATATTGGTGATGGTACTTATAAAGAGGAGGAAGAACAAGGTTTAATCTATAATAAAACCCGTAATAAGATAGCAATGAAACGCCTAAAACTAATGATCTCAAAGGGGCGTTTACCGGCATTAATTATATGTAGGTATCATAATCATACAGAATACATATATAAGAAGATACATAAGAAATTCCCAGAATTAAAGGTAGAATACATACATGTAAATGTAAAAGATAGGTTAGAGAAGTTGAATAAGTTTAAGATGGGTGAAGTAGATATATTAGTATCTTCTTTGCTTATTAAAGAGGGGAAAAACTTACCTCTAGTAAAGTATTTGCAATATTTAGCTGGGGGAAGTTCAGCTATAGTACTTTTACAAGTATTGGGTAGGTTATTGAGGAAACATAAAAGTAAAAAATTGGTATGGTTTGATGATTTTATGGATAGTGGGAAATACCTCAAACCCCATTCAAAGAAACGTTTAAAAGAGTTAAAAGCCCAGAACCTAGAAGTAAGGGATAAGTGGAATACTAATAGTAAATAATGGAAATAATAACACATGAGTAAAAGGAAACGTAGAGAAGCACTAGCAAAACAAGATATTGATATAAGCATACCTTTCAGGTTTGATATCATTGGTAGTAAAGATGACCCATGTTTTGGTAAACTTTATGACATGACAACCAGTGAATGTCAAAGATGTGGGGATTCTGAATTTTGTGCAATAGCTATGATGGCTAGAAATAAACGTAAAAGAGATAAGATAGAAAAAACACAGGTATTTAAAGATACAGAAACTACAGACAGCCCAGAGGAAGGTAGGTATAAGCGTTTTAAAGAATACATAATCAAGTGGCTAACCATAAAACCCATGGGTTATGAAAAACTATGTAGTAAATACGTAAAGAAAACACATTTAACTGCTAAGATATTTGATAAATACCTTACTAAAATGGTGAATGCAAATATCATACATAAGTCAAATAATAAATACCATATAAAATGAGCACACCTTCAAGATGGAATAAGTTAGAAACTGCCCAACTAGAGCTATTGAAACACTTCACTAAAATAGAAGAAATACCAATGCCTGAGGTTGGGAATACCAATGAGATGATATTGCAAGATAAGCTATCTCAACAAATATGTCATGACTTAGTATCCCGTTTAGTTGAGGAATTAGTTGAAATGGACCAAGAGATACGTAATTTGCATAATGAGTATACTGGGCCTAAGATGATAGGTATAGATTCTGAAAAACTAGCCACACAAAGCATAGAAAAAATAAATACAGAACTTGGGGATGCTATATGTTTCCTATTGGAATTACTGCTATATTCTGACCTTGATGAAAAACAAATAACTACGTGGGTAAGAACTTTGTTAGAGAATGCCGGGATAACTCCCAGCGAATGCTTACTAGAGAACTTATTCAAGTTTGGTAACTATAGCATGGCTACAATAGAACTTAACAACTACGTTAATAACAAACAACATTATTCTACATACCTAATACCCTTTACTGATGACTTTATGAGAGGGGGAAGGTTTATAGGTAGTGGATATATCACAGACTTGGAAAGGGAAATCTTTATAATGATTGTTGATTTAAACTTAGCCAAGAATAACCTAAAGAACAGGCCATGGAAAAAGAGTAATCCCAAAAGCGATATACAAGAATACAAAAAATTCGTATTGGAAGCATTAATACGTTTTATACGTATGCTAATAATTATGGAGCACACCCCAGATTCAGTAGTAAGAATACACCAAATAGTTTATAATAAAAACATAACACGTATAACAAACAATGCATAAACATGAATTTCACGATAGCCAAGCTGCCTGGGAAGGCATAAATGATTGGCTTTTCTTATCAGAAAAAAAACTAACAAAGCTTGGGGAAGGTCGCCAGGGTAATGTAATGATAGCCTATGATGTATGGATAACGGTACATAAGGCTAGAGTAGACCCAGAATTTGACTTTGCACAAACATTAGGTCACCGTTTAAATAAATGGGTTACATTGGTTAATAATTACGTTGACCTAAACTACCTGGATTTGGTAAAAGATGATGTACAACAAAGAGAGCGTAAGAAACAATTAATCTATAACGTATCTATGCATTTTACTAATACCCATAACTCTGGTAAGGACTGCTTAATATCTTTAACATTTTCCCGGAGAACTAACTGGGATTTGCCAGTATTAACTTTTCATGTAAGGGCTTCGGAGGTTACAAAAAGGTTACTATGGGATTTTTTACTTGTACAACGTATTGGTGAATATGTTTATGGTAATAACAAGTTTTCTATTATCTTTTATACACCAATGGCTTTCATTACAGCAGAGACTTTTACAATGTATGATTTATACAAATCTATTGATGGACTAGCTAAAGGTATCAAGGAGTTACAGCCACTCCAACAAAGGATAATTGAGGTAGTACATAAGTTTAAAACAATAGACCCAGTAAAAATATCTTACCGTTCTCACCAAAGGGCTGCAAGGCAACTACAAAAAACAAAAGATGGCAAGGCTATATCAGGCCCTTTTGAGATGAAGGCTAGGATGCTGGGATTAAAACAAAATAATATTGAGTTCCCCCCAGATATCGTAACTGACCGTGAAAGAAAGGAATATATGAGAAAACGTAAAGTAAATGAGTTATAAAAATGAAACACATCCAAAGTAACAATTTCAAAGAGGTTATCCAATCCCTTAATGATGGATTCAGACATGAGGCTAGCATTGTTAGATCTCCTGAGTGGCATGCTCAACCAAACACAATTCTAATGCGAGAACTTTTAAATGTAGTGTTTAGTATAAAAGTACCCGATAAGAAAGATGATGCTGAGGACTTATTCGAACCAAATTTACCATGGGCTAACTTACACTTCAAGGAAAGGATATCTGGATTGCCCCTAAATCCGGGGGAATCCTATAAAAAGTGGCCTTTCTATAAAAGAGATAAGGAAATGAGAAATGAAGGTGAAATGTTTAGCCATACATATATGGAAAGATATTGGCCTACATTTACTAATCCAGATACCCCCACAAAAATTACAATGGGGATACGCTATCCCTATGGTGATCTGGATGATATGATTGAGTTACTAGTTACTAAACCAGAAACTAGACAAGCATACTTACCAATATTTTTCCCAGAAGATACTGGGGCTTTACATGGAAAACGTATACCATGCTCACTGGGCTATCACTTTATACTAAGAGATGGGTACCTGCATACAAATTACTACATGAGATCATGTGATTACATTAGACATTTCAGAGATGACATGTATTTAACTGCTCGATTAGCTCAGTATATCACTATGATACTTAATTTAAAATCTGGCGAGTCAAATAAGTATACCGTGGGGATGCTAGATGTTCATCTAGTGTCTTTACATATATTTGAACATGAAGTTAGATTGTTAAAATGAAAAGAGTAACTAGAGATACCTTATTTTTATCCATTGCAAAGTTATTTGCATTAAGGTCTACATGCTCAAGGTTATCAGTTGGGGCTGTTATAGTAAAAAATAAGAGGATAATATCTTCTGGCTATAATGGCCCACCCGCTGGAGAACCCCATTGTAATGACTGTACATGTAACCCAAAAGAACCCTGCAAAAGGGCTATTCATGCAGAAGCTAATGCAATCAAGTGGGCTATGGATAACAACATTGATTTAATTGGGGGTACTTTATATTGTACACATTTACCATGTACAAATTGTGCAACTAAGATAGTTAAAAGTGGTATATCCAAAGTTGTTTACAGTGAGGATTACAGGGATTCAAAGGGATTACTAATACTAAGAAAGAATAGAATAGAGATAATAAAAGGTAATGCAATACAGGATTATAAAGAATTGGAAGCAGTTAAAAAAAGTAGTGGGGTTTATAAAACAAACTCAAGTATTTTGTCATGACTTTGAAACAAGTTCATTAGAGTATTATAACCCAGATGAGTATCCCACTATACTGGGAATGAGTTTTCAACCAGGATTTGTATATATACTACCATTAGGCCATAAAGATTCACCATTTTTAAAGGATTACGTACAAGCACTAGAATACATTGGCTATCACCTTTGTGAAAATAAAAAGATTGTAAAGATAGGGTGGAATACCAAGTTTGAACAAAAGTGGTTCCTACGTTACGGTATAACTTATCAGGGTAGAGTTTTTGATGCCATGTTAGCTAAGTACTTACTAGACGAAGAGAAACCCTTTGGATTAAAAGAAAATGTAATACGCTTTGAACCACTACATGCAAACTATGAGGATGAAAATAATAACCAGTTAAAAAACATGGCTTGGAAAGATATTCCAATGGATATTCTATCCAAATACTGTGCTATGGACGTAGATATGACCCTAAAGCTAATGATAAGATTTGAAAATAAACTAATACAGAATGACTTTTACAAACTTTTCAGGTCAGAAAAGATGCCACTATCAACTGTATTAGCTAATGCAGAGTTTAATGGGATTCTTATCGATAAAGCTTTATGTAATGAGTTAGTATACAAATATCAGAAAATGATTGATGATAATACTAATGCCATGCTAAACCACCCCATCCTACGTAGATATGTCATAAAGCGTATAGAAGAGAGGAAATTAGAGTATATAAGTAAACTCCAAGCTGAAATTGAGGAATTAGAAAGTAAAGGAGCACCAGCTAGAGCTATAACCTCAAGAGAAGAAAAGGTATCACGTATTATAGCCAATAACCCAAAGATAAAAAATGAACATGCTTTATATGAGCCATTTAACTTTGATTCACCTAAGCAATTAGTAGAGTTATTATACACTTCTAGTAAAGGCTTTAAGTTTCCTATTATAGAATTTACTAAAAAAGATAAACGCCCCACTAGTACACCCAGTACGTCTGAGGATACCCTGCAAAAATTAGAAAAGAAGGTAAAAAAGAAACGTGACAAAGAGTTTTTATCAATGATACTTAAAAACCGAGAGCTTAGAAAACTACATTCAACCTACATAGTAGGTATAAGAGATATCCTAACACCAGAAAATCGCATTCATACTAGCTTTTTAATACACGGTACAGTAACGGGTAGATTAAGTAGCACAAAACCAAATGTACAAAATGTACCAAGAGTATTAACTAACCCCGATGTTAAAAGAATGTTTATACCCCCACCAGGTAAACTCATAGTAGAATTAGATTATGGTCAAGCAGAATTAAGAGTATTAGCAGAAATCACAAAAGACCCTGTAATGATTGATATCTTTAAACAAGGATACAACATACACGTAGCAACTGCTTGTAAAATGTTCAATGGAGATTACGATAAAGTAAAAGCAATAATCAAAGACCCACACCATCCCGATAATGAAATATGGGAACGGAGGAAAAAGATAGGAAAGTCTATGAACTTTTCAATTATATACCTTCAAGGAGATAGGGCTACAGCAGAAGGCCTTGGGTGTTCAATAGAAGATGCAAAGAAGTTTAAAAAAGAATGGTTTGCTAGTTTTCCAAAGGTAAAACCTTGGCTAGAAAAACAATTTAAGAAAGCCTACCATGATGGATACGTAAAAACATTACTGGGACAAAAGAGAAGATTACCTAATATCTATTCACCCGTAGAAGGACTAAAGTTTGAAGCATTACGTCAAAGTGTAAATGCCCCCATACAAGGGGTATCAGGACAATATACTAATATTAGCAATATCGTTATAAGGGAGTATCAGTTACAAGGTAAGTTACCTAAGGATATGCAATTAGCATGGACTGTACATGATAGTATTGGCCTATATGTAAACCCAGAGGATATTCACCATGTAGTAAATACAATTACACATATAATGGAAAACCCAGAAACACTTCACTATTTTGGATATGAAATGAAGATGGTAAAGATGAAAGCTTCTGCTGAAGTAGGGAGAACTTGGGCTAGTCTAGAGGACTATGATAAAACCAAAGATTATACTAAACTATTGTAATAAGCGTAAACTATTCATAAATATAATTAAAAATAAGCATTATGGCACGTAAAAAAGTAGCTGAAATCCTGTCAGTAGATACAGGGGAACAAAAGCAATTCCGGTTTGTATTAAAATCCGGTAATGGTGAAATAATAGCCCAGTCATGGGGTGAATCCTACACCAGTAAGGCAATGTTAAGAAAAACTCTAAGAAGACATTTTGCAGAGTTCACAGTAGTTGATAACACTAAAGATGGGGGTAACGATGAATAATATGAAAGTTGCTTTTGCTGGTTCTTCCGGTAGTGGTAAAACCACACTAGTAAAATTTGTACAACAAGAACTTGGGTTAGAGTGGATATCAGGTTCTGCTGGAGATTTATATACCCCAGAGGATGTAAGCTATCTACAAGATATGTTAAAACACCCAGGTGGGGGTCATCATGGAGTAATTGCTTATTCAGCACTAAACTCTACCTTTGCAATACAAAACCAGCAATTGTTATTACTAAGAAGAACAGAGTTATTTACTAAGTACAATAACTTTGTAACTGATAGATCCCCTGCTGATAACCTAACATATTTTGTATCACAGTGTGGATACCACCCAGAAGTAACTGACCAAATAGCCTCAGATTTTATTGATAATTGCAAAAAGGCCTGGGGATTACTAACACATGTAGTATACATTAAAGCTGTACAACCAAACGCAGTAGAAAATAATGGTTCAAGGATATCTAACAAGTATTATCAAAAGGCTATAGATGCCCAATTTGAAATGTGGATAGATACCATATTCAAATATGTACCTGGGCCTCGTATTTTGTGCTTAGATTACTGGGACCTGGATAAAAGAAAAGAAGCTGTATTAGCATTCTTAAAACAAAGTGGGATATGAGTAAGTTAATCAAGTATGCAAAAAATTCTACTTTAATGGATATATCCATTAAGATAGGAGATGAGTCATTTAAGTTTAATCTATACAAGGAGTTAAAGCTCCCAGAGATAACAAATGACAAAGACACAATTGAAACTTTTCAATCTCAACCACAAATATATGGGTTTTTGGCTATGATAAAAAACAAGTTAGAAGCATTAAAAGCAAAGCTATCACTTGAAAAAGATAAGGTTTATGCTAAAGCATTAATGACTTGGAAAGGCCAAACAAATCCTTCTACAGGTAGACCATATAATGATGAATACTGTAAGGCAAAAGCTGAAACAGATAAGTCATATATTACTTTGATGGGAGAACTATTTACAGTTGAATATAATCTCGGAGTAATATTATCATGTCTAAGAGCCTTTGAGGCAAGGAAAGACTTAATGCAAACACTATCCGCTAATATGCGAATTGAAAGGAGCAAATTTTAAAACAAATATACAATGATTTCGAAAAAGTTAAAAAAGCGAATGGCTGAGAAAAAGCAAGCCATTAAAACCGGAATGGGGAACAGCAGTTTTTATTACTTGAATGCTGGGGTAACTAGAATACGTCCAGTACCAATCCCCGAAGATGATGATCCACTACCAGAAGTAATTACATTCTTCTTAGGTAAAGAGCTGGGAACTATCATATCTCCAAAAACCTTTGGGGAACGATGCCCAATCATGGAAAAATATGAGGAGCTATCCAAATCCGAAAAATCAAGTGAAATTGCCGAAAAGTTTAAACCAAAGAAACGTTTTGCAATGGTAGCTTTAAAATACGAAGATGAGAAAGGTAAAGTACTAATGCAGGGGGGACCTCGTATAGTAATATTACCTGTAACAGTAGGTTCTCAGCTAATTGATTTCTTTACGGAGGATGAGGATGGTTATGGGGATTTCACTGATGCTCATTCTGGCTATGCTCTAAAAATCAAAAAAGAGGGCTCTGGTATCTCCACTGAATACTCAGTACTAGCAACACCCCCAACTCCTTGTCCAAAACCTTATAACCGTGAACGTTACGTTCCAACGGATGAGATTAGAAAGGTAATACTACCTTATGATGAGCTTAAGGTTAAATTGGATAGCTTCTTAGCTGGAAATTTACCCAGCATGGAATCATCAACAGAGGTTAAGAAAAAGAAAAAGAAAAACCGGGATATCTAAGAGAGATGGCAAAGAAAAAGACTACAAAAGTCCTATCTCTCAAAGATATAGATAAAAAGTATGGTACGGTAACTAAAGCCAGTACCATACTTTTAGAATATGATAGGACACTACGTATACCCTCAAGATGCCCTTGGTTAAATTGGCAAATAGGTGGGGGATTACCATACGGAAAAATAATCGAACTATTCGGATACGAATCAACTGGTAAAAGTTTACTAGCAAAAGACTTTAGTATCACTACTCAATTATTAGGGGGTGTGGTATTATGGGTTGATGCTGAACATGCACTAGACTTACAGTGGGCTAAACAAGTTGGGATAGATTTAGAGAAGTTATATATCTATGAAGAGAGTAATTCAGTAGAAAAGATCTCTGACTGGATAAGGGACATTTCTATATCAATGAGAGCCCAGTTAACAAATAACCAACCTATATTGGTGGTAGTGGACTCACTAGCTGCATTGGATACAGAAATAAATATTGGCTCCGATCAACTAGACAAGAAAGCTCAAATGGGTAATAGAGCTAAGGCTATAGGTGATATGTGGAGATTACGTAATTTTGATTTTAAACGTTATGGTATAACTGTGATAGCTATAAACCAAGTAAGGAAAAAACTTGGAGCATCTATGTTTGAAAGTAATGAAACTGTACCGGGTGGGGAATCTACTAAATTCTATTCTTCAATCAGATTAGCCACAATTGGTAGCAAACAAATCAAAGGAGTAATAAAGGATGGTAAGTTTTCTGAGGATACAAAAGGAATAAAGATGGGTAGGAATATCTATGTAAGTGTAGAAAAGAATAAAACATTCCCACCCCGTAACCGTGTAAAAACTCAAGTATACTTTACCCCCCACATTTATAGCTATGTTGGTTATTCCAAATATGAAGGACTAGCAGATATCCTAATAGATGAGAATATCCTATATAAGAAGGGAAATGCTTATTACTTTAAAAGCAAAAAGCATGGGGAGGTAAAGCTTTGTGGTAAATATGATGATATCACTAATGCACTGGAGGAGAATGAAGAGTACCGCAAAATTATACTAAAAAAGCTAAAGGTAAACACAGTATCAAAGACACAACTCCAACTGGATAACATTACACATAATATGTTTCCAGTAATAAATTCTACAAATGATGAAGAGTAAAAGAGTAGTTATAGTAGATGGTAATAATCTGGCATATGCCTCATATTATGCTATGGCTGGTATGAGGTATATGGGTTACCATACTTCAATGATATATGGTTTGCCAAATGCAATAAAGGCTAGCCTAGCACAATTTAACCCAGATAAACTAATTATTTGTTGGGATGGCCCAAGATCTAAGGAACGTTTGGAATTGGTACCTGAATATAAACAGGGTAGAAAAACCTTTACAGAAGAAGCCAAAAAGGATTTCTATGACCAAATGAGGGCTACTAATAAACTACTAAACCATTTGGGTATCCTTACACATAAAGATAATATGGAAGCAGATGATTTAATCTACTATCATACTAAAAGGTACCTAAAGAAAGGTTATAAGGTAGTCATAGTATCCAATGATAAGGACTTCCATCAACTAATATCACCAAGGGTAAAAATATACCAACCCACTAAAAAACGTATACTCACATACAAGAATTACTCAAGTATGATGGGGATAGAACCAACGATGTCAGTGGATTACCTATGTCTAACTGGTGATAGTTCAGATAATATACCCGGATATCCAAGGGTTGGTGGAAAGACTGCTAAGAAGTTATTAGAAAAATATGGCTCAGTAGAAGGTATAATAAAATACTTGGAAGGAGTTATAGGAGGGAAAGAAGGTATATTAGAGATAAAAAGGCTTACTAGTATATATGAAAGGAATAGATTTATGATTGACTTAGCAATGTACCACAAAATAACAAAACATAAACCCGAAGGAAAGCCCAAAAGGAAAAAACCCAACATTGACAAACTATATAAGATATGTGCAAAGTATGGTATACGCACATTTTTACAGACACAATTTCTAAAACATTTCAAAATTCAATAATATGCATCCAATTAGGTTCAAGGAAACAGACGTAGTATTCAAATCACCCAAAAATGCACCAGATGGTGTAGTAGGGGATTTATTCACCAAAAAAGTATATAGCCCAGATCTACAATGCATGGGTCAATGCAGTGCTTGGGCAATAACTGAAGAAGAATTAGCCATCCTAATGAAAACAAAGGTAATATACTTAACTGTATTTTCACCTTCACACCCAGTAGTATCCATTGGAGTTGGTAACCCTACTGAAGATGACCCTATTAATAACATAGATACTGTAACCACATGATTGTATTCGAGGAGATAGCCCCAAGATTTGACTGGGAATTAAAGAGATGGGAAATAAGAGCTGGAAAATACTTCATGGGATACATATCCAAAAGGTATATTGGCCCAAAAGAGCCACTTTGGTCACCAGTTCGTAAAAAAGTATATTCTCCAAACCTACATATTTTCTTAAATGATGGTAAAGGCCTGACATGGGGAGAACTTGGACATTATAATACCTATAAAGAGGCCAAAGAAGCATGTAAAGCACATCTATTATCATATCGTAAAGCATTAAAATAATGAAACCACTATTCGTAATATCATCCGATTGGCATATCCATGACTTTTCAGGAGGAAATGGACAATTTTCTAGACTGTATTACCAGTTACTACCAATAACTAGACTTTATAAAGTTTGTAAGAAACTAGAAGTACCTCTAGTATTCTGTGGGGATATGTTCCATTCTCCCCATGATATAAAAAATGTAGTTTTTAGTGAGGTAGTGTCTACTTTGAACAAAACTTTTACTAAAGATGGCATAAAAATATACGCAATACCCGGAAACCATGACCAATGCCAAAAAAACACTATAAAATACAGAAGCCCCGATTACATTAACACATTATCTACCTTAAATGACACAATAATTGATGTATCATGGAAAACTATAAAGGTAGGAAAGCATTATATCTCGGGGATACCTTATTTAACAGATAACATTGGATTTGTAGATGGTGTAAAAGAATTACACAAAGCCAAATTGGATAACCATATACTACTAACACACAGGGATTTCCCTAACATAAGCGAAAATACTAACTCAGTAGATATAGAGGATATTGTTAATGAAAAAAAACTATTTACACCATTTCAGCTAGTATTATCTGGCCATATACATATACCTTCAAAGTTTATGGCAAATGGTTATATGATTGGGGCTCCCCAACAACAAAGCTGGAGGGATACGGGGATATCCTATGGGTACTGGGTATGTTTTCAACAAGGTGATAAGTTAAAAATGGTGCATAATACTTGGAAAATGCCTGAATTTAAACTAACAAAAGATATAAACGATACAGATGAGTATAATTATTGGCGTAAGGAAGATGTTATTGTGGAACAAAAGGAGAACACAGAAGAAGTTGTTGGTGACTACTCTGCATTTAGTCCTTTAAAAGCAGGTGAAAACTACCTAAAAGAGATAAATGAAACGAATCCTAACAGAATAAAGGCTTTAAAAAACGTATTAAGTAGAGTATGATAAAATTTAAGACATTAGAGATAGAGGGCTTTAAATCCATAGGTAAACTAACCTATAAACTTGACACTCCAGGAGTATCAATCATTAGTGGAGCTAATGGGGTAGGTAAAACTACTATCATTGATGCATTAATATGGGCTATCAAGGGTAAAACTATAAAGAAAGTGATAAACCCAGAGCCCTGGGAAGCATATAAAGCACCAGATTATAAAGGTACACACGTAAGATTAACCTTCGAAGTAAATAATAAAGAATACCAAATTGACAGGTATGCTAACTACAAAACATTGCCAGATGGGCATGGTAAAAATAATCTTGTAGTAACAGGGGGAGAAAAGATTAGGGATAAAAACAGTATACAGGCATATATTGATACGTTAATACCAATATCTTTTGACCTGTTAAAGAACTCTATAGTGTTTGGTCAAAAACTGAAGAGGTTACTAGAGGTAGAGGGGCCTCAAAGAAAACAACTTATTGAAGAGATATTCGATATCACCTACTTAGAAAAAGCTAAGGATATTGCTAAGGAAAAACTATTAAAAGCCAGAGGAGAATACCAGGATGCTAAAGCAGAACTAACCATGACAGAAAATAGGCTTGAAAATGTAAGGGACCAGATAGAACAAATCGAAATAATGGTTACCACATGGAAAACTTCTTCACGTAGGATAATTACTTCCCTAAGGAAAGAGATAATGGAACAGAAGGGTATCATTATCACTTCTACTAATAGCCTAATTGCAATTAACCAAATAGATGATGTGGACAAAACGATGGAAGAAATCCGGGCTAGGATCAAGAAGGCAGAAGGAGATATCGTTAAGTATACAATGATTAGTGGTAATCTAAAAAGTGTTAAAGCAGATATAGAACGTAAAAAATTACTACTAAAAAAGATGGAAAGCACAAAACCCATAGATTGCCCCACCTGTAATCAACTTATCACTAAAGAAACTAACACTTTTCTGAAAAAACGCTTAATGAAAGAAATACCTGAGCTACATAAAAGTTACAGAAGAACACTTAGAATAAACAGAAAGAAAATAAATAGCTATAGTGATATTGTACATGATGGGTATGCTAAATTACAAGTATACCGGGATTATCATACAAAGAAAGTTTACCATGAAGAAGCAAAAGCTAGAGCAGTAGCTGCGGTAAAAAGGTTTAAGGATGAAATAACCCAACTTAAGAAAACCAAACCTGATATCACAAAACTAATAGGCTTAAAGAAAGAGCTTAAAGAGTTACTAAACATACTACCAGAGAAAAGAGCAATGGTAGAAAAGAAACAACGTAAGATAGAAAGCTATGAATGGGTAATACAAAAACCCTTAGCTTCTACAGGTATAAAGAACTACATAATTAATTCACTAATACGCCATATCAACATACGTTTAAACTTTTATACTAAGAATTTACCGATGCAAATAAAATTAGCGGTAGATATCGAATCTGCTAGTAAAAACATTTATGGTATAATCACAATGGGTAAAGAACAAGTACTATACCAAGAGTTAAGTGGGGGAGAAGAACAACTTATTGACATTATTACTGCCTTTGCGATACACGATGTAATTACCGAGTCAAGAGGAGTAAATATATTATGCTTGGATGAGGTATTTGAATCATTAGACAGTGATAATGTAGCAATGGTAGCTGAATTAGTTTTACAAAAATCCTTAACCCATAGTATTCATCTTATCACTCATAGAAAAGAATTTAGTTTACCCAATTCTACTATCATCAATTTAACCAAGGTTCTTGGGGTAAGTAGCCTATCTTAGGCTTTACTATTAACTAGTAATATCAATCACCATCATATTATATCAATCATGCAGAAACGTATAAACTCCAGAAGTAAGGGGGCTAGAACTGAAAAAGCCTTAATCACTTTTATGGAAGAATGGTCAGGCTATGAATTTTCTAGAGTCCCAGCTTCTGGGGGACTACGTTGGAGAAAAACAGATAATATTACTGGGGATATTATCTGTAGCGATGATAGGCATAGGTGTTTGATATCATTTGAGGTAAAAGCTAGAAAAGAAATAGATTTCGAGAAGATAATCAACCTAAATGTAAATTCAGAAATACTAGAGTTCTGGGAACAAGCTAGAAATGATGGTAAAAGAGGTAATCGTATACCCATGTTATTCATGAGGTATAATCAATTAGCTCCAAAAAACTTTTTCTATGTAATACTGGAATACGAAGTATTAGAAAGAATTTTCAGTAAGATGATACCTTTACCATACGTAAGAATTTTTACTAGTGATAATCAAGAATTAGCCATGATAACTACTGAAACCTTAAAACAGGTAAAATACCGTAAAGTACATAAAGCAGTTAAACACTTATTTAAAAAGAGATGGCCAGCACTATACAAAGCAATGATTGTTGGGTTGTAGCCCTAATAAACAAAGAGACATTATCGATCATAGGTAATCAATTACGGAAATCTAAGGGATTTAGCAACATACAGTATTATATACCCACAGTTAAGATTTTACAGAAAAGGTTTAAAAACAAAGAAACATTCGTTGAGGTACCCGCACTTTTTAATTACGGGTTTTTTAAGATACACACTACTGACTATAACATTGATTACTTGGAATCTCTAAAAGAGGCTATAAAACCAAGTATTTTTTCATGGCTAAGAGATCCTGCTAAACTTATACTAGAGAATGATATCGATTATGAAAACAAAGTAGTACATAGGTATAACCAATGCAACATTGCAACTGTAACACCCATGGATATAGAACACTTAAAGAATACACCCTTCCAGGACACTATCTTTTCATACGATGATATAAAAATGCTATCTCCCGGGATGCTAGTAACTCTAAAGGGATATCCACTAGAAGGGTATGTAGCAAAGATACTAGACATTAACCATAAGAATAAAAAGGTAAGGGTAGAACTACAACTTGGCCCCATAGTAAAGGATGTAATAATCAGATTTGAAAACCTACTATATACAATATACCATGGCGATCAATTTGAGGTATCACCCATGAAAGAGGAATACCATGAAGAATTATCATTAAAGAAAAGGAAGATATGAAGATACGCAAATTATCTGATAGTAAAACTTGGCCACTACTAACTAATGAAGAAAAAACAGTACTACTTTTATCCTATGGACATGAAAGATCTAGCTGGGAGGCTGGAGAAGTTGTAGGGAAAGCACATTACAAATATTTAGAGGTATTACAAAGAGCTACTTTTATCATGAAGGAATTCGAAGAATTTTTTTCTAACTATCAAGGATTATTTAATCCTAATATTGACTTGGATGAGTCATTCATGGCTTATATACGTGTAGCAATGAGTGAACGATTACCAATAAGGGGTATAATTAATCGTCTAAAGGACCATCCAAGACTTAAAAAGGCATACAGTAGACGTAAATTACTGATTGAAAACATGGAACGCCTTAGATTATCTGATGATGATTGGGGGTTAGCTTGTCATAAGCTTATACTAGATTTCGATAGATACAATAGCTCAAGAATATTACCTGTTGATATACAACTTCAATCAGGTTTTAAACGTAGAACAAAACATAGGGAAAAAAGATTAATACGTTTGGCTAGTTCATGGCCAGTGGAATCCTTACAGATTTTTGCTAGTAAATACAAATTACCAAGAAAAGAGGTAGAAAAAATGACTGTGGCAGAGATTAAGAACTCAGTAATCTATGTACCTTTACTAGCTGCAAAAGAGGGCCTTCATGCTATTGCCACTGTACATAGGGACAATCTAGAAAAAATTACTGCTTTAGGATTATATGCATTCTTAAACAAGAATGAAGCTATGGAGTTTCATACTTTGTGTAGGAATTACTTAAGGAATGAAACTAAACATTGTAAGGAAGGACAAATCTTCTGGCCTAATTATCGTAGACTTATTAATCGGTCTATAAATCACAAGGAGATAGAGATGATACCCATGGGTAACCTACGTAGTGAAGAGCAGGTTCATTACGTTAAATGAAGTTTTTATGAATTTTTAAAAATTATTTTGTACTTTAATTTTTTTAAAATATTATTGCACTGTAATTTTTAAACATAAAAAAATGATATAACAGCCTGCTAGTCAGTACTACTACGACACTACTCATTAGCAGATAACATTAGGTATACTATTCATAATTAAAACAACAAACACATGGCAAAGAAGTCAAAGAAAAAGTATGGTTTTTTACTAGCATCAGGAGGGGATGCTTGGAAAAACATGTCAAAGATGAAGTACCGAGATCTACAACGTAACGCTATCGTAAGGGGCATGGGTTTTTCTGAAATGGTTAACAGCGATATTTATTCCCTCCAAGCTTGGTTAGCTGCTAATTGGAAAATACCCATAGATACACAAAAACTAGATGAGTTTGATTACTGGAGAGAAAAGTTCTTGTATGCTAGAGGTTACGTAAATGAGCCATTTGTTGACTTGGTTACATTGGCAAAGTAGATGAGAATGGGGAAGTAGTTTCTAGGAAAAGGGTAAAAGGGATGAAGAAAAACAGAAGGCCCCGTAGAGATAAGAATGCTCTTGGAATATTTACTGGGACTAAAAAGGACTACACTTATCAATGCTATGCAAAGAAAATACCATTAGAAAAAGCAGTGGGTAAGATAATGGATAAATATCCCGATGCAAACGAAAAATCTATCCGGATATGGTACAGACAATTTAAAAGGAGGGATACCAGTAAATGAGGAAAAATTTAAGATACAGTGAATACATGACCATGCCGGGAATATTCCGGATAATGGGACTTGGTGGGGGTAAATCCATAAAGACTGAAGTACTGAAGGAAGTAATTGAGCCACAGTATTGGTATATCCTCAGGTGGGCAGCAAAAAGTATGAGAACTCCCTATTTCTTTCCTTTATTTGGGCATAATTATCGAATAGTGAAGGAATATATCGATGTAATTGATATTGAAGCTAAGGCAAAACGCTTCGCACTAAAATCCATATTCAAAGACCCCGGGAGTTATGCTCCTATATCTGGGGAAGATTTGTTAAAGTTACTAGACAGTTATAATGCTATCAAGTACTTTCCCAGCGTACCAAAATATACTAGCCCTAAAGGTAGAGATGATAACCAATACTTATATTCACAGATTACCTATTTGCATAATGGGCATTATTACATAGCATTTATAAGTTCTAAATGGCATAAAGATATACAGATTGATATGCTAAAGAAGGTATTTACTAACTACTTTGGGAAAGACATAAATCTTAATGATATCCTATTGAACAGTATGGTTGGCTGGTTTAAACCCCCAAAAGGCCAACGTACAGTATTAAATGAATACATGGGGGTAGTATATAAACGTATAAGCTTAAAAAGAGTATGGAAAAACAAACACATAATCAAGAACTTCGTACCCTTACGTTCAAGGAGTTGGCTGAAAAATATCCGCATCAAAAATCCGGGTGTTTGGTATACAAAGGGGATGCTAAACAAATATATATGGCTTACCATACTAAAAAAAGCAGGATGTCCCATAGAGTTTTCACAAAAGGACAGTTTATACTGGTCGATGGAAGAAACTTTCTTATACGAAAGGTACAGCTATGTATAAGATACAAGGATGTAAAGGATTGGGCAGTTATAAGCAATTTATCAGCCCACAATTTAATATTAGAACTAAAAGAGAGCGGGGTAAGGTCAGATTCTGCAATATACTTTAAAGCATTAGGTTATGAATAACACACCATTTTTAAAAGATGAGAGCTTCAAGAAAAGTTTAGAAGCTAGAAGAGAAACTTCGATAGCCATAATTCAATATTACAGGGTTCTAGTGGAAGTAGTTAATAACAAAGTAGAAATTCCCACGGATGAAGTATTTTGGGAACTAGTACCCGATAAAAAAGAATCACATTCGATAAAAACTCCTAAAGATATTAGCAATCTAGCTAAAAAGGTACAGTTACACAATAATAAGGTAATGTTAGTAGTAAGTAACATGGCTAATGGTTTACACATTACCTTTTTACAAAGATTAATAACTACGTCAAACTTTAATACCATATTTGAAAATGAAAGTGGCATTTAGAATACTGAAAAGCATCCCATTGCTTATATTACTTGGGCTAAGCATGCTAATATTATTATCGCTATTTTCCCTATATTTGCTAGTGGAATTGATATCTAAGGCTATACTAGCGGGTAAACTAAGGAATAAACGCATAATATTAATCTTATATAAATTCAATCTACTATTAACAAGGACAATAAAAACACAAGGAAGGATAAACGATTACTTAATACGATTAATTAAACTATAAATTCATATTGTTATGTCAAAACAAAAGAAGTCAGCTGCACCTGCTAAAACTGCAGAAGCCACCAAAGGTGGAGAGATTAAACTTAACGGTAAAACAGTAAAATCCGTGGATGAGCTAAAAAATGGTTTGTTATTGGTCACTTTTACCGATGGTACTACCTGTATAGTAGTAAAAGGCTCCATTGATGGCAAATTACCAGTTGGGGGAACTAAGGTAACCCCTGATGAAGATGATGAAGAGGATGAAGATGAGGAAGATGAGGAAGATGAAGATGAGGAAGATGAAGAGGAGGAAGATGAAGAGGAGGAAGATGAAGAGGACGAAGATGAAGAGGACGAAGAAGAAGAAGACGAAGATGAGGATGAAGAAGAAGACGAAGATGAGGAAGAAGATGAGGAAGAAGACGAGGAAGAAGACGAAGATGAAGAGGAAGATGAAGAGGAAGAAGATGAGGAAGAAGACGAAGATGAAGAAGAAGATGAGGAAGAAGAAGCTCCTAAAAAGAAGGCTAAGAAGGTAGTAAAACCTGCCCCAAAGAAGGTTGCTAAAAAGAAACGCAAATAAGTAGATAGCTCACCATTCTTTAAATATCATCTGTTTTGGGCATCTGTAATAGGGTGCCCAAAACTTTTTAACACTACAAATCATGGTAAAAGTTAAAGTAACAGGAGAACTAACATTTGGGGATAAGTTATATTACATACACCCAGCAAAGTTAAATAAGATACAAAGCCTATCTGTAACAAAGACAGAGTTAACTCCCAAAAAAGGCTATATATGGGTATATTACTTATTATCAAGCGATACCATAAGTTTGTTGGATGGGGATCCCAGAGTAGATAAGAGTTTACTAGATAGATTACCCACTAATAAAATACTAGTAAGAGATAATGTAACCTCTTTCATAACAACAACAGACCCAATCAATGTATATTTTACCTCAGAAAAAGAATTATGGGAATGGATAAAGAAATAACGCTTACTTTAAATAAGGAAGATGCTTGTTCTAGTTTATTATTAATAAGTTTCGCACTGAAACATTTAGAATATGAAATGAAAGAACTAGAGAATAACCCCCAAGAATGGGAAATACCCACAGGGATAGAAAGCCTTGAAGAATACATAGCCACAAATCACCAAATATACATGGGTGGAAAAGAATTATTAAATCAGCTAGTAGCTAATATCAAATTTGACTAATGGTAGCACTAAACTCACGTTATACCTTTTCTGTATGGCATCTTTCATCTTATATAAAACATTTAGATGGTAAAAGACGTGAGCCTGATTATTCAATGACTTCAACAAGGGTTATACCACTTATTGGAGGGCACAGTATTAGGAAATGGTTTATTCCATTATGTAAAGAATTAATTGATTTGCATGGGATGGCTTCAAGTGTAACTAGACGTTTGTGTAATGGTAACAAACTTAAAACCATAAAAATCTGGGGCAATGTAAATCAGTTGGAAGAATGTTATATTACAGTAGTTAGTATTTATCGTACTTTATTACGTATGGAAAAACTAGTAGGGAAACAAAGAAGATTAGTAAATCGGATAAGGAGAGTTAGTAGTAATGTCAAATACAATAGGAGATATGATAACCTACCCACAAAAACTTCCAAGCATTTAAAGATGTTTGTAACAGTATCTTTATTAGTATCCTATCTAAATAATCACTACAAAACAACAAAGAAACGCCGTAGGGCAGTTAAACGTACAATATATGAATATAAAATTGCTTGTAGAAAAAATTGGAACACTCCTCAAGAGTAAAAAGGACTGGGAAGAAAATTATCCATACAGTAAAGATACTAAAAAATACATGAGGCAATTACAGCTCTATAATGACCGGATAAGACATTACAGTAGTAAGTTAGCTAATTTTGGGAATATATCCATATACCAAATCACTTTGCAATATCAAGGTAAAGTAGTTAGAGTTATCTTTGGGGGTGAAACACTTAGCGATATATTAAATTACCTATCATATATAATGCCTGGGCATACAATAATTAAACATGAACAAATCCAAACTTGTATATTCGAAGAAATTTAAACGAAGGTTACGAAGGTATAACTATTCGTATTCACAATAACTTTAATTTTAAATCACATATATCATGTCAAAAAAAGAGAAAGCTGGTAACCCAGTAAAAGAGGCTAAATTAGCCTACCAACAATTCCTCACTGAAAACAATATCAGTGACATTAAATCTATTAAGGATGCCAAACTAAAGAAAAAGCACAAAGCATTGCTAGATGCAATCGAAGCTGCAGAACAGGCTAGAACCGGGGGAGCTAAGAAAGATAAAAAATCAAAAACCCCAGCAGCAAAGAAGGGTAATCCTCAATTTGCACGTAAGTATGACTACCCAAAAGATGTAGTAACTGCAGATGAGAAAAAGAAATACCGTATCTTACAACGCAGACTGGCAAAACAGGCAGCAGCCGGGGCATCCCCAAAGAAAGCAACCAAGAAAGTTGAGGCACCTGCTCCAAAGAAAGCTAAGAAAAAAGCTAACGTGGACTAATTAGCCCTTAGCTTATGGTACCATTAACAGAGAGGGCTAACAATTAACCCTCTCTTTTCATTTTAATTCACTTTATAACAAACATAATGGAAGTAACAAACACAGAAAAGAAAGAGAAAATAAGTCCCAAGTTAAGGGTCACTACCCTTACTAAAAAACTGGGAGTTATTAAAGATAGGCTAGTAGACCAATACATAGAATTAAATAATGGCCCCACTTTCACTCATGGGGGTCCGGTACGTTTGGAATTTACACTAGCCTACAATGATGATGTACAACTGCTAATGGGCTATCTAGAAAGATTATCAGGTAAAGTACCATTAAAAGAACGTAAGGTATACAAAAAGGAAACTGTTGATACTTATGCTGCTATGGTAGAAGAATTACTAGCAGATGTACGTAAACTGATAGCAGATGATAAAATTAAAACACAAGATGCTCTGATATCTTACTTAAGAGACAAAGGGTTTGTATTCTTATCTTATCAAACATTAAAAGATATAGAAATCGAAACCATTGGTAAGGTGGGTAAGGAATACCAGGATAAGGCATTTTTGATACGTAGGATAAAGGAAGCTAAATCCACTAAGGCAGATAAATATGACCCACAGTTAATGTTTATCTTTCAATTGTTTGGTAAGAAGACTTCAAAGGTTATTCCCATCTTATACGGGGACATTCTAGAACCTATTAGTATTAAATGGAAAGAATCTTATAAAGTAAACTTTAAGAAACTAGAGTTTACCATTTTCCCTCACTATATGACTTTGGAAGAACGGGAGAAGTATCGGGTAGAACAAAGGAAATACAAATTAGACCCCGAGGCTAAGTTTAGTAAATTCTACCTTCGTTGGAATCCAGTCGTAGAAAAGTTAAATCGTAAAAAACAAAAGAAAGGTTAATATGAGCTTTATATCAAAGTTAAGCGTAGTACAAAAAGAGCTAATTAGAGATATCGCTAAAAATCGTATAGAATCATTTAATGAAATATACTGTAATGATGAAGCAGTAGAGTTCTGTATAACATTGGGTTTCGATGTTAGCGATATTGATGTAGCAAATATCATAGCTATATTTATCCGGTCATTTCGGGTAATTGAAAGAACACCCTCCACCCTGTTTGGGTTATCCTTAGAATTATTAGACTTGGTTTACTTGGATTTGTTAAGGAAGTATAATGCCGAAGAGATTGATATGGACTTAACAACTCGAAATGAAATGCACAAGTTAATACAACTCATTGATAAATTTTATACATACCAGTTTTACAATGTAAATTCAAACTAATGAAGTTAATTCCCATAGAGTCTAGCAATTTACTAGCAGTTGGGTATGATGATAGCCAACAAGAATTAGTGGTACAATTCCGGAAAACCGGCCTAATATATACATATAGCGATGTATCTATAGATGAATATAATACAATCATGCAATCAAAGTCGATTGGCAAAGCATTTATAGAAGTCATTGTTAAATCAGGCAAACTATATAAGAAAAATACCGACTAAAATGAAATATATCTATCTAATTGAAACTGCTGTTATAATTATCCTAGCAGTAATTTGGGTGCACTTAATAGCTAATAACCCATTCGATTCAAAAGACCCTCATCAGGGTTGGCCAATGGATGAATAGATTGGTAAGGCAATACCAAACACCCTAAGTACATATAATCTCATAATAAAATGAAACATGTACTTAGGGTGTTTGTAGTGTTTATGCTTTTGGCTACAGACCTGATGGGGCAATCCCCTTTTAAAAGCTATTGGACATTTGAAAGAAAATCTGGCACTAAGAACTATGCAGATTCTTCAAATTATTATAACTTGGATTTAACTTCTTATGGTGGTACCTATAATCTGGTGGATGGGCCAGTAGGGAAAGCCTTACAAGTAAGTAGTACTTCAGGTAACCTAATGGTAGCAGGGCCAAGTGGGGTAATTAGTTCTGCATTTACCTTTGAAATGATATTTAAAACAGGTCAATACTTTCATGGGGGTAGATTCTTTACAGACCAACAAGGGAATATATCTGTAGGATTTAACGTTAGGAATACAAATGTTGCAAACTATGATGTAGAACCACAATTTGGTATTTACTTTCAACTTGGTAATGATTACTGGGAAATACCTTTAAATGGTGTGGGTATTAAAAGTATGGGGTATTATTTATCTGGATGGCATCATATAGTATTTAAGTATGACCCAGTTGCTGGGGTAAGAAAAATTATAGTAGATGGCCAATGCCCAAGTGATTTCCAGAAAACTACTACTAATAGGACATATTCTACTGGTACT